TGAAGGTTTGATACAGGCACAGGATGAGAAGGAGCATGATTGGAAAAAGCGTTATAGCGATCTAAAGAGTTATCATGATCGTAAAAATAACGAATGGCTTCAACAACAGGAACTTACTGAAGCTAAATTAAAACTAGCTCAACAGCAAGCTTCTGCTCCACGAAATCTTCCAAAGTCTACTGAAGAGTTGGAAGAGTTCAAGACTGAATATCCTGATGTTTATGATGTTGTAGAAACCGTATCTAGACTTGAAGCAGATGCTCGTATGAAAGAAGTAGAGGAACGAATTGAATCTCTACGAAAAGCAGAGAGAGAAGCACAAGTCAGAACAGCAGAGAAGGAACTACTTTCAGTACATCCAGATTTTCTAGAGATCAAGAGTGATCCTGAATTTCTATCATGGCTGGAAGAACAACCTTCAAGTATTGCTGATGGTATCTATAAGAACAGAACAGATTCTAAATGGGCCGCAAGAGTAGTAGACCTCTATAAAGCTGATAAAGATATTGGTCAAAAGAAAAGAGGAAGACCCAGAAAGGCTGAAGCTGAAGCTGCAAAGGCTGTTACTAAAACAGAAAGAGCCTCTGCCAGTTCCAGTGAAGGTGAAAAGAAAATCTGGACTTCTTCTGAAATTGCCCGATTAAAGCCTCATGAATTTGCACAACTTGAAAAAGAAATTGATAAGGCAAATCGGGAAGGAAGAATTATACCATAACAAATAAGGAGACTTAACTATGGCTGAATTTGGTTTAGCTGCTGGTTATCAAAATCTACCGCAAGGTAATTGGGTTCCAGCAATTTACAGTCAGAAAGTACTCAAATTCTTCCGGCGTTCTTCGGTTGCAGAAGCTGTAACCAATACCGACTATGCTGGAGAGATTGAAAACTTTGGTGATACTGTAAAAATTATTAAAGAGCCTTCGGTTACTGTGTCGTCCTATTCACGGGGTGCTGTTGTAAACACCCAAAATCTTGATGACAATCAAATTACTCTGACAGTTGATCAGGGTAACTATTTTGCCTTTAAGGTTGATGACGTGGAAGAACGGCAGAGTCATGTAAACTGGGAAGCTCTCTCGACTTCTTCTGGTGCTTATAGCTTGAAGAAGGCTTATGACTACAATGTTCTAAAAGAGATTAGTGACAATGCTTCCACCGATACTACGAATCTCGGTGCTGCTGGTTCTGCTATTTCTTGTAATACGGGCAATGAGTGTGCTAACTATCTTAGCACGTTCTCTCGTCTTTTGGACGAAGCCGATGTTCCCGAAGATAATCGTTGGATCGTGGCACCTCCACAGTTCTACGAGATTCTTCGTCAGGCTGATGCTAAGTTGATGGACTCAAGTGTAACTGGTGAAGATGCCTCCGCTCTTATGAACGGTGCTGTAACCAGCCGCAAGGTTCATGGTTTTACTTTGTACCAGACTAATGCAATTACCGTTGGTACGGCTGGGGTAGCTGCTAGTCATACTTTTGGCCCATCCACTACGAGTGGTGAGACGATTGTTCTTGGTGGGCATAAGAGTTCGACTGCTACTGCTTCGGCTATTGCCAAGACTGAAGTTATTCGTGACCCCGATTCGTTTGCTGATATTGTTCGTGGTCTGCATGTCTTTGGTCGTAAGGTTATTCGTGCATCTGGTACTGGATTCACGGGTGTCTACAAAGGCATCCCTGATCTGAATACTTAGAAGGGAGACTGAAATATGGCTACTCATGATAAAACGGGTAAAGGCGGTACGACAGGTCATCCTTCAACGGGTGGTCGTAGACCTTACCTAGTAGAAAATACTACTTCAGTTGTGGACTATGATCCTGCTGCTGGTGACATCATTCAGATGATTGATGTTCCTGCTGAAACGCTCGTTATGGCGGCAGGACTTGAAGTTCTAACTGCCAGTTCCAGTTCAGTGACCTTTGATCTTGGTATCACGGGTTCTACTGCTGGGCATGAAGACCCTGACTGTTGGGTTGATGCTTATGATGCAACTGGTACTGGACATGCTCCAATGGATGCTACCGATGCAGCCGCAATGCTTGTGGTGAAAACGGCAGATACCATTGATGTTCTAACTGCTGGTGCTCAAGATACTGCTGGTAAGTTTAGAGTATGGGCTGTTCTTTGTGACATCTCTGGTGTTGACGAAGAAGACCACAACTAAAAACTACTGTATTGGGGAGAGCCTTCGGGTTCTCCCCTCTACTACAGGAGGAATATTATGTCTTTAGAAAAATTAAATATAACGGAAATTAATAAACATGACGGATATACTGCTGCTACAAAAGCAGGAAATACAGTTTGGAATGCAAGAAGTACACAAAAAATACATAAACCGATAGAAGATGATTATGATTCTACAAATGGTGAAAAGATTGAAAGGTTAGAAAAAAAACTAAATGCTCTTCAGGATACTTTGGAAAAAATACTACGGAAACTTTAATATGTCTAAATTAAAACAGATATACTTTGATATTTTTGTTATTACATTTCTTATAGTATCTATGATTAGTTTTATAGTATTACTTGTTAATGGAGTGACGAGTAAAGCATATGCACAAGAAGGATTTAGAACAGGACCACCTATATATTGTGGTGATCCCGATAAAATGAAAAAAGGTCTTACAGAATATAGTGAAGAGCAAGTAATAATATTAGTACAAACTACTCCAGATAAAATTTATTTTATTCTTTATAGAAATATGAATACAGGTTCGTGGTCTATAATATCATATAATGTTCCAAATATTGATCCTAAGTTTTCTTGTTTAATGCTAGGAGGTCATAGTTCCTTTATTCTTCCAGATATTAAAGAAATAGAAAAAATGTTAGGTAAACAAAATAAAGGGTTAGATAATTGGCTTAGTCCTCCTACTCCAAAAAATAAAGAAAGAGAATCATAAATGGCAGATTATGTTACATTAGTAAATAGAACTCTTGAATCTTTAAATGAGATTACATTAGCTACTAATGGTACTGACTTCAGTTCTTCCAGAGGTATTCAAAGTGCTGTGAAGACATTTGTTAATCAGTCTATTAATGATATTTATAATTCGGAATTACAATGGTCTTTTTTACATTCAGATGGAACACAGGCTACTACGGCAGGAACAGCAGAATACTCTTTACCTTCTGATTACAGGCATGTGGACTATGATACATTTATTGTAACACCAACACAACTTGTATCTACAAATAACTTTTCTTCTGATGCAAACTGGACTCATACAAACAGTTCTATTAGTGGTGGATTTCTAGTACTAGATGAAAATGATTCTGCTCAACAAACTATTACAAGTTTTATAAATAATAGACAATATAGAGCTACGTTTAGAATTACGGGAAGTACGGTTACACTTAAAGTAGGTACAAGTTCGGGTGGAACTCAGATTAAAAGTGAAGACTTTACTATTACAAATGAAGGAGAAGGTACAGTACATACAACGACTTTTGGTGCAACAGCTTCTACTCTTTATATTACTCTTACAAATACTACAAGTACTCAAGCCAAGGTAGACTTTATTAATATTACGGAAGATATTGATCCACAAAGATTACAGCATATTACTTATGAAGACTTTGCAAGAAACTATAGAGAAACAGATGCATCTATTGATTCCAGTAGTTATGGTACACCTGAATATGTTTATCCTACACAGGATGGAAAGTTTGGTCTTCACCCTATTCCCGATAGAGGAAACTATACTGTTCTATTTGAATACTGGACAACTCATACTGAATTGTCTGCTTATGATGATACTCCTACTCTTGCTACTCGTTATCAGGATATAGTGGTAAGCAGAGCCAAGTATTATGCTTACATGCTAAGAGGTGATGCAGATATGGCAGATAGATGTATGGTTCAGTACCAAGATGGAATTAAACGAATGAGGCTTGAACTTATAAATAGAGATGAAGTGATGAGGTCTGTATAATGTATGCTAGTAAAACTAATACTAAAGTAAACCAACTTGGAGAGAACATTGGCAGAACTATGCCAACAGAAAATCTAAAGCTTGGTCGGGGTATGATGGAACGAGAAAAGACTAGAAAATATAATATGATGGAAGGCGGTAAAGTAAAGAAGTACGGTTATATGGGCGGTGGTAAAGTATATGGTCAGCCCAGAAAGGCTAATTATAAGGCAGGTTAATGGCTACTAGAATTGTAAATGCAGGAGCTTCATTAACAGATACAAGTTTAACAACTGTGTATACTTGTCCTGCTAATTATAAAGCTATCGTAAAAGAACTTTGGCTAACAAATATTGATGGCTCTAGTGCTGTAGATGCTACTGTAAAATGGACAGATAATTCAAATTCAGATACAGCTTACCCTTTAATAAGTACAAAGTCTATAGCAGCCGATGATTATCTTAGAATTGATGGAGCGAATCTAGTTATAGAAGCAGGAGATACTATTAAAGTACAGGCAGGAGCCGCTAATGATCTTGCCGTATCAGTTTTTATAGAGGAAATTTATACACCCTAATGGCTAGTAACGTACAAGCATCAGCAATATCAACAGACGGTGGACTTGTTCTTGATCGTGATCCATTTTCTATATCTCCCGGTGCTGCTCTTATTCTAGAAAATTATGAACCAGATGCAGATGGAGGATACAGCAGAATTAAGGGTACTGTCAAGTATGATACTAATCAGTTAAATAATACGGCAGTATCAGGTGCTGGTACAGGTGCTATGTTAATGACTGCTTTATTTAGTACCACGGCTGGTACTAATATGGTTCTGGCAGCTAGAGGGACTATTATCGCAAAGAGTACAGGTAGTGGTTGGACTTCGGTACAAACAGGTAGAACAAGTGCAGAGAAATACACATTTGCTACATATAACTTTAATGGAACTAATAAAATTATTGTAGCAGATGGAGCTAATGCAGCAATGTCATATGATGGGTCTACTGCTACAGCTATTACAGCAACCGGAGCACCTTCTGATCCAGAAAGTGTAGAAGTATTTAGAAACCATATTTTCTTTGCAGGTATGGGAAGTAATAAGCATGAGGTTGTGTTTGCTGCACCTTTTGCAGAGAATGATTTTACTGCTGCAAATGGAGCAGGGTCTATTAAGGTAGATAGTCCAGTAGTAGGAATGAAAACATTTCGTGATAGACTTATTGTTTTTGCTAAAGATGAAATCTATCAAATTACTGGAACAAGCCTTGCAGACTTTCAAATGCGGCCTATTACAAGAAAACTTGGTTGTATAGATAGAAATACAATACAGGAAATAGGTGGTGATATTATTTTTCTAGCACCTGATGGTCTAAGAACAGTTGCTGGTACGGAAAGAATTGACGATATAGAATTAGGTACAGTATCTAAACCTATTCAAAAAAGAATTAATGCTATTGGATTTGATAATATTACGTCATTAGTTATACGAGAGAAAAGTCAATATCGTTTATTTTATCCTACTACTGCTGGTGTTGAGTCAAGAGCCTTTGGAATTATCGGAACTATGAAAAGAAATCTGGAAGGTAATATAGGATTTCAGTGGGCAGATATTAAAGGAATTAAACCAGCATGTGCAGATTCAGCATATTTTGGAACTACTGAATATATAGTACATGGTGATTATGATGGATATGTATATAGACAAGAACAATCAGATAGATTTGATGGAAGTACTTCAGATAGTACTTCAGGAGATGTAATAGAAGCAAACTTTAAAAGTCCAGATATCTCTATTGGAGATACAGGTATTAGAAAAAGTATGCAAAGAATACTTCTTAATATAGAACCAGAGGGTGAATTAGAATTTGACTTGTATATGAAATACAATTATAATAATTCTGATACTCCTCAACCTACAGCGATAAGTATAACAGAAACAAGTGGTATTGCTGCTTTTGGTAATTCATTATCAACTTTTGGAACAGCCGTATTTGGATCAACTGGTTCTCCTATTATAAGAAAGTCAGTAGAAGGATCAGGATTTGCAGCAGCAGTACATATTATTGATTCAGCAAGTAAGAAACCCTATTCAATTAGAGGTTTCCAATTAGAATACACCCCCGGAGGTAGATATTAATGGCTATTCAAGGTTACGATAAGACTTCAACATACAGTAGTATAGCTACTGGTAATGTTATTGAAGCATCTTACTTTACAAACGAGTTTGCAGAACTCTTTAATGCTTTTGCTAAAACAAGTAGTACAAGCTCTAGTGGGCATAGGCATGATGGTGGTGATGCTATGGGTGGCTATCTTGCCCTTTTATCAGATAGTGATAATGATACTAAAATCTCTATGGAAACTATTAGTATATCTAGTGGATCACCTAGTTATACCGATAGTGATACAATTACAATTATAGCAGGGGGTGCTACGATTGCAACCATTGATTCTGGAGATATTAATGTAGCAGCAAATAAGGGAATAACCTTTGGTGATGATGGAGAGAAGATCGAAGGAGACGGTACTGATCTTACTATTTCAGGAAATAACATTAATCTTACTGCTACTGCCGATGTAAATATTCCAAGTGGAGTTGGTATCACATTTGCTACTGCTGAAAAAATTGAGTCAGATGGCACAGACCTTACAATTACAGTAGGCTCTGGCGGTGATATTAATATTCCAGCAGATATCGGTATTACCTTTGGTAATGACGGAGAAAAGATTGAAGGAGACGGAACAGACTTAACTATTACAGGTAACAATATTAATCTTACTGCTACTGCTGATGTAGTAATTCCTGCTAATGTAGGTATTACATTTGGTACTGGTGAAAAGATTGAAGGTGATAGTACTGATCTAACAGTTACATCAGG